AAGGCTACCAATATATATTATTTCGGCTGTGTAATTGTTATCAGGTATAGGTCTTATCTTTAACTCACCACCAACAATAGAATAGGCTGAAGGTCTGCCACTTCCGCCAGTATAGGCAGTATCTAAAGCTGTCGGGCTTTTATATTCTAATACGACATTGGGAGTTGTGTTTAGCTTAATCTCTCTGACCTCTCTCATGTCAGTCGGAAGGGCTATAAACTCATCACCACTTGTCAATGTGGCAGTCGCTCTTTTTTCCTGATCTCTAGTCTCTAACTCTCTAGATAATCTTGCCTCAGCTAACTGGATAAAGTTAGGGATCTGATCATCAAGATCTGTTCTAGCTAAAAAGTTAGCTACCGCAGTTTTTAATTCTGAATATGTTGATATGCTCACATCGAGCCTCCGCCAGTTCTAAAAAATCTGTTATCACTATCGTTAAGCCACTGCTTCCACTTCTTAGAGGCTTCAGGGTTATCCTTTGGATCTCCAAACTTTTGCATAAGTTCTAGATATAAATTGTTTGGTATCTCGGCAACGTGTTGCCAGTGTCTTTGTGTATTGCCAATCAAAGATCCTTTTTCGTAGTCATTTGCTTTTCTTTTGTTAGCTTCCAAAACCGCTTTAATATGCTGTTTTGTCTCGATGGTGTAAGTGCCATCGTTATTGTCATGCCAAAAAGTTTCTTTCTGCGAATATGGATTTCTTGATAATAGTCTAGACATTGTTTCCCCTATAAATAGAAAGGGCGAAATTAATCGCCCTCTCATCGCTAGTTATTAAGCACCTGATAAACCAATAACTGCACCATGAGCTTTAGGTGCTGTTGGCATCAAGACAAACTCAGTGATGATCTGCTCTTTGATTGCATCACCAGTTCTTGCTAATGTTGTCTTAGTGAAATTTCTTCCATTAAGAGTTCCGATCTTTATGTGATCAGGATCAATAACAAATAACTTGTCATTAGACATAAATCTTGAAGGTGTTAACTCAAGAGTTCCAAAATCTGTTAAGTAAACAGAAGTTGCACCCACAAATGAAGGGGCTTGACCCTGAGTTGTGTTCACCTGATTTGTTACAAGATTTGTTCCTGCTTGTGATAAGTCAGAAATGTTAGCTTTGTTTGTTGCATCACAAACTAAAACTCTCGGCTTACCGCCATCTTGCCATGCCTGAGTAACGGCAGTGTCAATTTTGGCTAATGTTAAAGCCTCTTCAGTTCCAGTTAAATCTGCAACATCAGAACCATCACCAGTACCAAATGCGATGTCCGCAGGATCTGCTGATCCATTTGTCATCCATGTGATAAGGGTAGCTGTCTTACGAGGCTCAGAGCCTGACTTAGCTACGTTAAGATCTCCGACAATCTTCTCGATATCTCTTCTTAACTCAAGTCCTTTTAACACTGACTGGTAAGCACTTTCCTTCGCTCTTCCTGCCTTATCAACACTTTCCAATGTTCCTGAGATTGCAAAGTCTTTTCCTGCAATCTGAGTATAATTGTTAAGACGGGTGGTACTGGTGGGTGTACTATATGTAGCATCCGCCCCTTCAGAAAGACTGTTTTGTCCTGCTGTAGCTAGTTCTTGAACTTGCCACTCAACGAGTGTGCCATTCACTGTTTCTTTTTTTGCTAAAGAAAAGATAGGAGTTTCATCACTATCAATCTTATAGATAATATCAGCTAGTTGTTCTTTCTCTCCAACTGCTGTAGTTGTGGTATGTGTCGCCATTAGTTTTCTCCTTTAGGCTGATTTGTTTAAAAGTAGTTCCACAGCACCTTCTATAGTGCTGTTATTATTAAAACGTTTCATCATGTCCTGATTACGTTTTGATACAACTTCAGACTTTGTTTTCGGAGATCCTGCTTTAACCATTTTCGGGGCAACCTTAACCTTTCTTTTGGCTTGAGTTTTGCCACCCATTAACTCATCATACAACATTGCCTTCCTCAAAGTTACAATGGCTCGATGATCACTTGCCTGAGCAATTTCATCATCGGTGTAACCCATTTTGGATTTAGCATATGAGATCACTTTTGACCTCTCAGCTTCTCTGACCTTTTCATCTCTCCACGCAGGGATCTTATCGAGCATCGTATCAAACTCAGCCTTTAGGTGATTTTGATATTGTGCTTGTACTTCCGCCTGCTGTTGAGACATAATAGCCTGCTGTTGTTGCTGTACTTTAGCTAAATTGTTTTGTTGAATTTGGTATTCTGCGTGAATACTTGCAAACTCTTCATTGGTTTTTGTTCTTCGCAGTTCTTCCCAATTAGGCTCAGGCACTCTTAGTGCTTGCTCCAATTGCTGAAGTCCTCTCGCATACTCATCTCTCAACCGCTTCGTCTCAGCACTTTCTGCCTCAATCGCTTTGCTCTTTTGTGAGATTTCGTTCATGCGTTTATGAAAAGTCCGCTCTCTCTGATAACCACTTAGAGCCTCTTCCAAAGTTACCTCTGCCTCTTCTCCATCAATCTTGACTTTGTAGAGTTGGACTTCTTCTTCGACTTCTTCGTCATCATCTTCCTGATCGGTTGTATCTTCTACTTCTTCGCCTTCATCGGAGATATCTTCTTCATAGACTTCCTCTTGCTCTGTTGTTTCTGATACTTGAGCCTCTTCTTCAGGCTCGTTTATTGCCTCAACTTCAGGGTTAGCTTCTGCTTCCATTTGAGGTAATAATCTGTCAATTGCTTCGTTTACTGATATAGAACCGCTCTCTTTCGAGTTTACATTTTCCATAATTGTTTTCCCTTATATTATTTTGATTTCCCAATTAGTCTGTCTAACTGAGCCTTAGCAATCCTTCCATTAGCACTAACATTCTCTATTCCTGATTTAAGTGCCTGCAAAGACTGGTAAAGATAGTAAATGCGTTCTCTCTCCTCATTATCTTTGAGAGGTGAGTTCTTCCACGCATCTAAAAATTGTTTTTCTAAATTTTCAAAGACTTCTATAAAGACTACGTTCTTGAGAAGAATGTCAGCCTTACTTCCCTTTTCTAGATCTTCTCTTGCACTGCCTTCCTGCATTAAGATCTCCTAAAAGGTGTAAATCCACTTAGCCCCATTTGATTGGTAAAGTTTGCGGGGCGATAAGCAAACTGATTTACAAAGTTCTGATTGGCATTATTAAAATCAAAACCGCTTGGTAAATTCATTGGGGCTTGATCTAAACTTGTTGCCCTATAATAAGCATCTCCTGAAGGAAATGGATTAGGGTTGTTTGGTCTATTTGGTCTTGAAGTGTCTAGTCTACAAGCCTGCAAATCGTCATCATACCTATATCCATCAGGACATATTGGTTGTCCGCTAACTGGATTGGTTGATGCAGGCTTTATTGTTTCGCTTTCACCACCGCTCATACTCATATCTTCATTGTAAGGGTTCGGATCAAAGCCAGTATAAGTTGTGACATTTGGCATAAAACCCAAACCAAAAGCAGGAGCATTATTAAAAGAGCCAGTCACATTGCCCATAGCATCTCTTGTGACTTGTGAGTAAAGACCTTGTGCATCTCTATCACGAAGATTTTGATTTACTTTATTTACAATACCAAAAATATCATATGGTACTGGGTTCATTATCTCTAAAGCGGGTACTTGTGTCGGTGAGTAGGTTGTTGTCTGACCAGTTGGAGAGGTGACTGACATACTACCGCCTGCCATATCTCCTGCGGTTGATTGTATGCCTGCGGTTGATTGATTGGACATACCGCCACCCTGACCACCAAAAGCATCCAACCCAATATTTTGACCTACATCACCAGTGGCATCAGATACCTCTTGATCTGACAAACCCATATTTTCGCCATAGCTGTCGCTTGTGTCTTCAGATCCATCATCTCCACCATCAGCAGATCCAAAGCAATACATTGACTGCTCGATTAGGTCGGCAGGATCATATCCTTCAAGTAATTTTTTTATTTGAAATCGCATAGCCATTTTTCCTCTTCGATGGTCTGTACCATTGACCCTTTACATTTGTTCCAAAATTTTTCGTTACAAATTCCCTCATAGAGCGAACCATTTCCCTTGTTCTGCCAAATGGACTAATCCAATCCGCAAACCATAAATTATCACCTGACCGCCAATCATTCGGCTGTATCAAATAATTTTCATGTTTTAGCTTGTGCAGGATCTCATCGGATACCCATGCCCATGTGCAAACACCAGTTGGTTTTGAGTCAAAATAGAAAACCCTATACTGCCCATATCTAACTGGCGGGATAAATATTCTTTTTATGGAGTGCATCTTATAGTGATGGTGGGTCATCGAATGTGCCACCAAAAATAAAATATCTCCTAAAAAATTATGCTCTCGGTAAATTGGTTGAGATTTCTGCATCAGTAACCGCCTTTGCCACCCTTAACTCGGCTTCCATAGTTAGCTCTTGCCTTCGCATCTCT